GAAACAGATAGTACAGTTCATGCAGAAAATATCGCAGCTTGACCCCAAGATAATGCAGCAGATGAAGATGAAGGGTCAGCTACCGAACTTTCAGCAAGTGTTAATGCAGATGCAGGGCAAACCCGACCCGAAAGCAATCGAAGCGCAGGCAGAGGCGAAGGTAAAGGAAGCAGAAGTAAACGAGAAGAACGCCAAGGCGCAGAAAACCTTACGGGAAGCAGATGAAGTTCAGGCAAAGATTGAGGAAATACAGGCGAAGAAGGCGTTAACGCTTGAACAGATAGCCACTGAACGGTTGGAACAGCAGGTGAAGATTGCCGGTGTAGAGTTTGACAAGGAGAAGTTAAAGATTGAGAGGGCGCAGCTTGTCAACGATATTAAGAAACGGCATGACGAAGCCATTGTTAAAATATCGGAAGGTAATGCTGGCTACAACGAGCGGGGATTAAAGAGTAACAACAAATAGGTGTTTTATGACCCCCCATGAAAAAGCTTTTCTTGTTTGGCAAGCACAAGAAGACCCACCTATTATAAAGGATGAGTTTTTGCCGTGGTATAAACCAGAGAAAGAAACCGGAATAAAACACCAGTGGGTTCTTTCTAAAGGCCCATATTATGGGCCTCTGTATGAATGTGTCAACTGTGGGAAAAAGAGTAAAGGGTGGCACCTGTGGAAAGAGGATGCTATGCCAACATGCAAGGGTTCATACATAACACCCCTTGAAGAAATTGAAGAATTTACAAGAAGTTTTTTCGGTTTAAACAACAACGTATAGGTGCTTTATGCTTTCAACAGCGCAAATCAAGAAGAACATCAAGAAATACCTGACCGAAGGCGGGAGAATCGACCCCATGTACGGCATGTCTGAATACCCGATGAACAAGGAAGAATACGAGTCCTTGAAATGGCATACCGGCATAGTGCCTGACGTGTGGTTTGGCGTGAAGGTTATACCGCCGAAGGAGGGTGCGTAATGCCCCTTTATGAATATCACTGTCCCGACTGCGGACACATAGAGGAACGAATCGGCAAACTTGACGAAAGAAACATTGACTGTTCTCAATGCAATGGCAAGGCAGAGAGGAAAATCAGTGTTTCCGGCGTGAACTGTGCAAACGATGACGCACCCTGGATTCGCTCTGTGTTAGAAGTAGTTGACAAGGATTCAACCGCCCCGCATGTTGTTGAATTTCGCAAGAACCCGACCCGTGCCAATTACAAGGCATGGATGCGGGGTGAGGGGATAAGGCAGCACGAACCGGGTGAACCGACAAGAAAAAAGAGTGATTTTGACGTTGACCGCCATGCTGAGAAGGTATGGGAACGGCGGCAAGAAAGAAACAGGATAGAGATATGACAGTAGACGAACTCAAGAAAGCGTTGGAGATATACAACAAGGTCAGTGAAGCAGAAATACGGATTAAGCAAATCCAAGACATGTTTCATCATGGGTGGCATGCAACGATAACGTGTAATGATCGTATCGTTGGCAGTATTGATGTTCCTATAGAGATAGCAGAGGTGTTTCTAAACGACACCCTTAAAAAATATTTCGAACAAAAAGCACAGTACGAAAAGGAGCTTGCTTCTTTATGACCCAAGACGCAAACACCGATATTCTCAAGCTCCGTGGCGAGATGCGGAACATGGCGAAAGCCAAGATAAAGAAATACCTGCAAGGTCACACAATCCGCTGTTCCCGGTGTGGTATCCCGACAGGACACAAGGGTGTGACCATGAAGAAGATAGCAAACAGCGACAAGTATATTTGCAGTTTGTGTACGAGGTGAAATATGTACAGTGAACCCATAATAGAAGTTAACGGCAAGACTCTTGTTCTTCCCCAAATTGCGCTTATTGGGGAGATAGAAAACTTTAAAAACGAATATAGATTTATAGTTATGGTTGGTCATGACTACCCGGTGGTTGTCTATTTTCCCACAGGAGAAGAAGCCGAAAAAGCGAAAGAGAATATTGGGAGGGCATTGGTTCTCTGGTATCGTCATAAAGACAGATTTACAAATTTACTGTAGCAAGTGCGATAACGTTTTAATGCCGGAAGAAATAATATGCACTAAATGTTTGAGAAAGATGATAGAAGAAACTCTGGCAGAAGCATTAAAGAAACTGCTTGTTGATATTTTAAATAAGTAACACCCGTTCTTTGACAATTTAATAATCTCCACCAAACACGGTAATCAAGCCCACTTTGGAATTATCCAAGGTGGGTTTTTTTCGTCTAAGGCAGGACGCTAAACGGCCATAAACCGTAACACACAAAGGGAGTATCAATATGAGTGACGCTAATGAAGGGTTAACCCCCACAGTACCAGGTGAAAGCGTATCGACCATTGCGGAGCCGTCACCCGCAGAAACAGGCGCACCCGATAAGAGCGACATATCCGATACCGCCACCGACGGGGCGAAAACCGCCGACAAAAAGGATGAGCAGCAAGACGGGATGGTTCCCACCATTGATGAGGATGCAGATGAGGGAACCGATGGTGACACTGATGGTGATGGTGAAACAGATACCAAACCGGAAGGTGACACCGATGGTGAGCAGGACGAAAAACGCCTTGACCAGCATCCGAGATTCAAAGAGGTCATAGCGCAGAAAAACGAGGCAAAACAGAGGGCAGAGCAGGCAGAGAAGCAGTTTGCCGACCTGAAACGGGAGATTGACACGCTGAAACAAAGCGTTCAACGACCAAGGCAGGACACAGCACCGAAACCGAATTACAGCAACGTAATGGACATGGACAGGGGTGCAATCATTGACCAGTTCAACGAAGACCCGCACTCGTTCCTGTCAAACCTTGCACAGCAGATTCGGGCAGAGGTAAGTGGTGAAATAACCAAAGACCTATCGGCGAAAGAACAGCGGCAGCAGCAGAAGCAAACCCTCAGTTCGTATGCCAGGGAGAACGATGATTTCGTACCCATGTACGAGTCCGGTGAACTTCAAAAGTTCATCAACGACAACCGGCACATGCGGTTAGACCTCATCTCAGCCCACAAACTGCTTACCACAGAGAAAAGAGCAACCGGAACGACAGCGGAAATGGAGAAGAAGATAAAAGACCTTGAATCGAAGATGGAAAAGGCAGTGAAGGAAGCGGAAGAAAAAGGACGGCAGAAAGCCGAGGACAATTTCAGGGCGAAGCAAAACCTGAGATCGACAAGGACGACTGCCACACGAAGGACTGGAAAAACCGACAATGAACTGAAAGACACAAAAACAACCGGAGGACGTGACGCAACCATTGCAGAAAGACTTAGAAAATTGAGGCGTGGTTCCGGCTAGTCCTACCGGCAGGAGGACTAATAAATGTCATTAACATTTGCAGAACTTGAGTCTGTCACCAACGATTATTTCATGGCTGACGGAGGTAAGGCTGTGGACATCTACTTTGATGATTCATGGCTGATGACCTACGGAGTTGAGGACAAGAAGGGGATATGGGAACGCCCTGACGGTGGCGAGCATATCCGCATACCGCTTGAATACGACGAGCAGGTGAGCGGGTGGTACGTGCGTGGTGACACCATATCAAGTGACGATCGGGAATCCATCAACGCTGCACGTTTTGAATGGCGGCACTGCTACGGCAATGCAACTGTTCGCAGGATTGACGAGTTGAAGAACTCCGGCGAATACGCCGAGGTTAAACTTGTCACGCAGCGGCTTTCCGGCGCACAGAAAACCATAACCAAACTCATCGCAGATTCGCTCTACGATGCCTACACGGGCAGTTCCAACCGCCTTGACGGGCTGCGGGCATGTTGCTCCGAAACCAGTACCGACAAGTACGGCAACATTGCAGAAGACGACCTCGTTGCCGCAGACGGGACGAAACCGTGGGAAGGCATTACAACCACCACATCCGAAAGCATCTCCCTTGCCGTGCTGAGAACGATGGCAAGTGGTGCAAAGATTCGCAGCGGAAAAGGTGGGAAACCGGACATTATCGTAACGACTGAAACGCTCTGGAACGAAGTTGCCGACCTGCTTGAAGTACAGCAGCGGTTCAAAGAAGCGACCGAGGTTGCAGACGCCGGTTTCACCGGGCTGATTTTCGAAGGCAAGAAAGTTGTTGCCGACGATTACGTGCCTTCCGGTTATGCGTTTGGAATCAACACCAATTACTGGGGCTTTGCCGTTCATAAGAATGGTCTTTTCATGCGGACGAAGTGGAAAGTCATCCCTGACTCTCCCGAAGATCGCAGTCTGAAGATTTACTTTGACGGCAATCAGGTAGTGAGCAACAGGAAGTCCATCATTGCTCACAGTAACCTTTCATAACAATTAACCCTGCAAAACAGGAGATAAGATAATGCCTTTAGCAGATATGAAAAAATCAGGATGGTCGCAGGGTCTTTACGAGATTTCTTCCACCATGAAGGAACAGCTCGGTACTCTGCGTATCGACAATTTTGGTCGGAAATTCCGGTATTGCCATGCCGGTAGTACCGACCTCAACCCCGGCAAGATGGGCGTTGCAACTGCCCCGGCATCGGGGTTTCTGAACATCGCAGCGACCAACGCAGCAGCAATCGGCACGAAGGAAATCACACAGACCATTGTGGCAAGTTCCAACAATGTCTGTGACGAAGATGCCTTCCGTGGCGGGTTCCTGCATGTAAACGATGCAACCGGACAGGCATATGCCTACCCGATTGACAATTCAACCTCGGTTGCCGCTGCCACGACAACTTTTGTTGTCACCCTGGCAGAGGGAATCAAGGTTGCTCTTGTTGCCTCGACCTCTGAACTTTCTTTTATCCCGCCCACGGGTGGGTTCAGCGGCGTGACCGAGAGCACAACCGAGGAAACCCCGCCCGCTGGTGTCCCGCTTGTTTCGGTAACGGCTGACTACTACTACTGGGCGCAGACCGGCGGTGTTGCCAATGTGCTTATCGGGTCAAACGGTGACAGCGGTGCTGTTGCCAGCATGGTGACGATGGACTCAACCGCAGGGTCATTGCGGGTAATCAACACCACGCTTGACATCGACCAGCCGATTGTCGGGTGGCTGTATGCCAGAGCCGCAGTTGCAACCGAATACTGCCCTGTATTTCTTACCATTGACTGACGAAACTGGGGGGTGTTCTGCACCCCCCTTACCACCATAATGAAGGGAATTAACAAATGGCTTTAACAATCAGTAATCTTACCAATTCCAACATTGGAAGTAAACGTATGCAGATGTGCGATGTTACGTTTGATTCCTCTTATATCACAGGTGGTGAGTCGTTTGCAGCCGGTGACGTGCGGTTGAGTAAAATCGACCGTGTGATTATCGAAGGCAAAGACGGCTACGTATTCGACTACGACCACACAAACGAAAAAATCAGGGTATATGCCCCGGCCCCTCCCGTTGTTTTTGAGGAGTACGTGACCGTATCAAGCAATGTCGGCTATCTGAAATGGCCTGCCGCACACATCGACTATGTTGCGGGACATACAGGTTCAGCCTATGTGCTTGAGATTCCTATTGCCGGTGGCGTAACCCCTGCACAAGGACAGGTTGCCGTTGACCTTGGTTATAATGATACGACTGGGGTACTCACCAAAGGCTCCCGCACCTCTCTGACATTTAATGCCACTGACGCCATTACTCATTGTTGGGTTTCATACGTCACTCAGGCGTGGAAAGAAGTAACCGACAACATGAGCATGGCGAAGATGACATCTGGTGCCGAAACCTACGGTGACGGCCTGACTTTTACCGCTGGCACACCTGACTGCGTGAAACTCGGAACCGATATTGTTGCTATGACTAGTATTACATGGTCTGACGGTGGCGATGCCGGAACCATTAAAGTTCCCGAACTGTTGAAAGACGGTGGCACACCTGCTGCTACTCTTGAAACCGAGATTGACTTTGTGAAGGCGACCACATATGCCGAGGTGAACCACTTTGCAACCGATGCCGTTGACACCACGGGCGACATCGTACGCTACGTTTACATCAAAGACCCCGGCACCGGAACATTTCTGAATGAGCGGTTTACTAATGCCGAGATAACGGATTCGTCCGATACTCACACATTTACCGGCCTTCCGTGCCTGTACGGGCATTGCGGGCAGATGCCGATGGAAACGTCTGATAAGAAGGCGTATCTCATCGCTGCTGCCGACACCTTGGCAGCCGGTGAAGCACACTGGACGACACACCCGTTCTGGCCCGGTCTGACCGTTGGTGCCGCACCCATTATGACACTGCACGGCGATACTGACGACGATATGTTCCCGGCATGGATAGACGCACATCCGAGTGACATTGAGTGTGTACCCATCGACGTTGCCAATGGAACCGACCTGTCTTCACTTGTGGTTAAAGCGACCATAATCGGTAGATAAACCTGCATGGGGGTGGGGTCACACCCGCCCCCTCTATTTTGGGGTGGCACATGCCGACTGTTGAAACAATTATACAGGAAATAAAAGACGAGGCCGATTTCCACGAATGGGGAGCGAACAGGCTTCTACGCCTTATCAGCAGGGGATACCAGACCGTAGCGGCGGGGGTTTTCCCCGAATTTCCCGAACTGCCGGAGATATTCCTTCCGAGCCTTGAATCACGAACAAGTGTTTACACGGCATCATACACGCTTGCCTTTACTTCTGGTGGTACGACAGAGATTGAAGCGGGGGATGAAATAGAGGGCAACACAAGCGAAGCGACTTCAACCGTTACGTCTGTAACGCTTGATTCCGGTTCATGGGCCGGTGGTGACGCTGCCGGTACGATTTATCATACGGGACAGAGCGGTACGTTTGAATCGGAAACCCTGACCGTTGACAGTGATTCAGATGTTGCAACGATTGCGGCAGATTCGACAAGTCCTGTTGCCTACACGTCCCTGCCGTCTGATTATCAGAAACGGCTGATGTCCGTTCACAGCGACACCAACAACCGGAACGTTGAAATACTGCCGAGCCTTGACGTGCTCTTGTCGAAGGATTCCGGTCTTGACGATAACGGGGCCGTGTGGTGGTGCTGCGTGGTGGGAGATAACCTGTATTACCTAAACATCCCGACCTCACGGGAAACGCTTTATCTTCATTACTGGGCAGACCCGGTAGCGACTGCCATTGATTTTGGCGATACGCCGTCTGCCATTGAAACGCACCTTCAGGTTCCCGTTCTGAAAAGCTACTGCCTGCGTGAGATATGGCGGTTGAAAGAACTCAATTCCATGCAGAAACCGAACTTTGCTTTCTACAACGATTCCCTGAAGAAAGCGTTAATGGAACTTGCACGGTTCACCGGCCCTTATGCCACGGAACCGATAACCGTAAACGACGTGCTGAACGATTATTATGAGTAATTACACGACACTTGTCACCATGCTGGAAGAATTTACCGGCATAAGCGGCAGTAACTATTCCGTCCGGCAGTCACGGGCGATTAACTGGGCGCAGCGGGCAATAAACTCCGTAAGGTGGGATTTTCTTTTTGCCGAAGGAACGGGGTTTAACACGGCACAGAGCGACAAGCAGTACACTCTTAAAAGCGACTTTCTCCTTCC